GTTTTTCCAATCATCTGGATCAATCTCTATCCAACTCAGTGGATCATCGCTATCGTGGATCACTTCAATACGTTCCGCCAACTCCCTCCCCGCCGCGACGTGGGCTTCGAGGGTGGCGAGGCGGGCCGAGATTCTGCGGAGATCGTGTTGAACTGCGCGGTTTGGATTATCTTCTTCGGAATCCATTACGTCGAATAAGTTTGCCAGCAGATTCAACTTCTCTATATCTCTCATGGTTTCCATCACCCCACCCCCTCCACAGCGCGCTTCACCGCGCGCCACAGCACGTTGTCTTTCTCGATCTCCACGCCGTGGCGCTCGCACCACTTGGTGAACCGCTCGGGCGACATCGACATCCGCGCCGCCGCTTGACCCACAGTTATGCGGCCTTCCTTCTCTCGCTGCTTGATCGCCGGGGTGTAGGTGGTTCCCCGGTTGGTGGTGCAGAAGTCTTTGGTGTAGCGGTCGTCCATCGTGTTCCTTTCGGTAAACCCGCCGCCGCGACCTCTCGTGGCGACGGGGGGAGGAGGATTCAGTCGTCGCTGTTGATCTCTGCGTACAACGTAGCCTCGCCCGTGATGATGTGGTGCATCTGTTCGCAGTCAACCTCGACCTCGCCCACCGCGTTGCCGTCATCGTCCTCAATCAGAATACGGAAGCCATCACGTTCATCGTCGTCGATCGGGTCGATCCCGTACCACGAGAATCTGATTCTGTTCTTGTCGCTCATCGCTGGTCTCCTGCTTGGTGTGACGGTCAGTCTTCAGAACGGGATATCGTCCGGCGTGATGACCACCGGCTCATCGCTGCGGGGCCGCTTCGGTTCCGGCTTCGGATTCTCGGCGGGTTCGAACAGTTCCTCGGTGAGTTCGTCGGCGCGGGTCTTGCGCTCATGACCGCTGCCGGGGAGTTCGGGCATCGACGATGCCCCCACAAACTCAACACGATCCTCCTGCTCCAGTTGGTCGAGGACCGTGCCGAGTTCGGCGAACGCGGGCAGGTACTTGAACAGCCTGCGGATCGCCGTCTTGCGCGCCATCTCGATGTAGTCGCTCGCCCACGGCCCCCCCTGGCCGAACTTCGATCGCTTGCGGATCGCGTCGATCTCGGCCTTCGTCAGAACGTCGTGCATGTGATCGCCGCTCGGGAGCGTGGCGACGGCGTACACCAACCGCAGGTCGATGTTTGATCGCGGCCCGCCGTAGTCGGGGACGTGGATGATCTCATTCTGCGTGCCGCGACGATCCTCGAAACGATCCTCGGCGAACACCGGGACCGCCTCGATCTTGCGCACCGCGCCCGACCGGCTCGCCTGATGGATCATGCCCCGGTATCCGATCTGGACCTGCATCTCGGTGACGTAGGAGCCGTCGTCGCGCTTGTTGCTGTACGGGATCAGGTAGAGCAACCCGCGCTCGCGGTTGGGCTCCATGTTGAGGATCGTCACCTGGATCGCGGCGCGCTGCACGCTCTCGGGGTCGCAGAGCCACAGTTTCGGCTCGCGATGCACCTCGGTCATCATCAGGGCCAGCAGTTGCTCGGCCCGCTCCTGATCCTTCGAGGGCATCCGGCGAACGACCTTCTTGAGTAGCGTTTCGGACCCCACCGCCTCGCCGATGGCGCGGAGATTGGAGCCCGCGTCGAGGGCGCCCCGGTTGTCGGGCTTGCGTTCGATCTGGTTGCTCATGGCTGGTCATCCTCAAACGGGTCGATGTTGTGTGATTTGAGTTGCCCTTCAATCACATCCAACTGGTGAGCCCACTCTTTGAGAACCTGCTCCCTGATGCTCGCTTGGAGTTTGTCTGGAATAGGATGCGTGCTGTGCTGCCTCCAAGTCCCGTCATCCGGTGTTGAGATCCTGATCGGCGGCTTTGATGGGGTCTCGGCTGATTCTGATTCCGGTTTGGGGTCGATCCTTCGGATGATCTCGATCAACCTGTCTCGCTCTGCAAAAAGATGCTTGATTCCGGTGATGTTCATTTGTTCCCCTTCAATCGGAAGTTCAGCGCCCGGAACTCGGACGGCTTCACGGTGTATTCCTTGCGGCTCTGCAACGCCAGCGACACGCGGAACCCGTCAGACTCCGCGATCTCCCCGTCGCCCATCGCCTCGATCAGCGCGGCCTTCGCGGCCTCAAGTTTCTGACTCGCCGCCTTGACATCATCGCGGGCGGCGCACGCGGCGCGGACGAGTTCGATCGGGACGCTCGCCACCTTGCCCGGCTCGCGCGGGATTCGCTTCAAGACCTCGACCGATGCCGTCTCTGGCGGCGGGACGCGCTTCTCGACGTGATCGCGCCAGAACGCCTCGCCACGGCTGACGATCATGTCGATCATCGTCGGGTGCCGCTTCACGACGTAGGTGCGGGTATCGAAGTTTGAGAATAGCCCCACGACGTAGGCGGTGTCAGCATCGCAGCAGTGGAGTTGGTGCTGCGCCTGCACCATGACGTATCGCGGGATCTCGTCGGTGCCCTCGTCGCCCCACTCGTCGAATACCGGCGAGTTGAACCGGACGGTCTTGACCTCGACGGGCTCGCCGTCTGTGGTCATGCCGTCAACGTTGGCGGCGAGGATGCCGCCCTTGCTGATGAACGTCTCGTCTCGGACGGCGATCGGGATGCCGATCATCTTGTCGGCGTGGTCGAGGACCGCCGCCTCGAAGTAGTTGCCCGCGTCGTACTCTTTGCGCCACGGTTTTTCGACGCCGAGTTTGGACCAATAGACATCACCCGCCGTGGCGTATGGGCTGACGCCGAGTATTGCGGGCGAGTCGCTGGACCCGACGTGCTGTCGCCGCTGCTCGCGTTGGGTGTCGGTAATCATTCGCGTGGCTCACTATCAAGTTTGTCGATAACCGCGTCAGCGATCTGAACACATCGAAGCGCCACAACCGTTCCGGTCTTGAGCGAGTTATCAACTTCCTCTTTCGCGAGCATTTCAGATAGCGGGCCGTTGCTGGAAATCCCGGTAAGAACGCACCCGGCGAGGTAAACCCTTCTGTTGTCTATTTCTTCTCTTCTCATGTTGTCTCCTAAAGGTTATTCCTGATCCACTCCGCGATCGTGCGGAAGTCCTGCCCGTCGTCGTTCATCGCCTGGACCGCCCGCATCGACGGGCCGTCGAGGCCGGCGACGCGCAGCACGGCCTTCGGTGGGTACGTCCGGCTCCCCATCATCTCGCAGACGCCATTGGCGTCGGGCCTGCCCCACTGGTCGGGGAACACGATATCGCAAAGGACGCCGAGCGCGCAGAACGCCCCGGCCTTGTGCGTGCGGTCGCCGCCGTGCGTGGTCTTGACGCCGCGCGGCATCTTCCGCAGGTGGCCCCGGTGCTGGCGGTACTTCTTGCTCAGGAGCGCTTCGATCCACTGGTCGCGGATCTGGATGTCCATGAGGGTTTCGGGTGTGGTGGCGATCACTTCGACACCCCCACCGTGACAACGGGCGGACCCGGTTTCGACCTGTCGATAACGACCGCGTTTGGCGATTCTGATGTGGTCTTGACGCTGTTGCCCCACGCCGTCACGGTCGAGTTGCCCCACGCCGTCACGGTCGAGTTGCCCAACGCATACACATGCCGGTCGCCGGTGATCTCGTGTTCGCCATCGAGAATAACGCGGGCCTCGTGCCAGTCCGCCAGCGCGAGCCTGGCGCGGCGCTCGCAGTCCTCCGCGTCGTACCACTCGGGCAGCAGGTCTTGGTCAACGCGGTACGCCCATTCTTCGATGGGCCTGCGCATGTCGCCATCCGGCGGCGTGATCTCGACCGAAACAGACTTGATGAGCCGGGGTACGCGAGATGTCTCCTCGGCGATGCCGTATTCCTCTCTGATCTTTGTGTGGTGGTCCGAAGACATGCTCCAGAATGCGGACTTCTTCGTCAGCACGAATGACGCTGGGTTGCACATTACTCGATCTCCCTCCCCGTCACCCTGCCGATGGCGAGGATCAGGTTGTCGATGTTCTCGCCGTTGATGACGATCTTGCTCATCACGAGTTTCGTGCCCGGCTTGCATTTCTCGATCCGCACGCCGCCGCCGGGCGACTTCCTGACGGTGACTTCCGCGCCGTTGGGTTCGGTGAGTTTTTCGGTCATTGGGGTTCCTCCGTCGCTTTCAACATCGCAACGCACTTGTCGCGGAGGTCGGCATTGAGCCACCGATTGATGTCTTCAACATCCCACGACCACGAATAGACCTGGTTTTCTGTGCCACCAACGACTTCGCAGAACATGTCGAACTTCTGCTGCGGGGTCATCTCGTTCGTTGCGAGTACGAAGTCGTCGTGACACTCGATCGGGTTGAACAGCGAGCAATGCAAGTGTCCGTTAGGTTGCTCCCAATGCGGTCCATCAAAGTGCTGCGCAAGAGTCCAACCGATCATCTTGGCGATATCGCCGATTATCTCTCTGTCTGTTCGCTTGGTTGTGGTCATGCCCCGATCCTCATGCGCATCTCCTCGAAGTACGATTCCTTCCACGACCCGAGCGAGCCGGGCACGACGACCGCCGCCGAGATGTCGATGTCGTCGGCGATGCCCTCGCAGACTTTGGCGAGTACGTCGTCGTCCATCGCGGCGATCCGATCGCGGTCCATGCGGCGCAGCGTCTCCCGCATCGCGTCGAGGTTGGCTTGTAAGGCGTCGATACGGTCGCTGAGTTCTCTGGTGCTGATCTTCATGGTGGTCTCCTTATTCCGCGCGTTCGCGGCGGGGAAGCCGCCCGGACAAGGCGGCGCCCCTGCCGACAACACGTCGGCCCCTGTCAATCCGGTAGAACGTCGTTGTAGGTGTAGAGCGGCTTGCGCGGGTCGCTGTCGTCCATGCGTCCGAGTTCGCGCAGGCGGTCGAGTTCGCGCTGGTTGTCAAGCGATTCCTCGTGGCATTCCTCGCATCGGTCGTTCCTGGCGATGTCGCTGGGGTCTGCGGGTTCGCCGCAGAATGGGCATTCGGTTTGTTGGTCGTTCATGGTGTCTCCTTGTCGAAAGGAGCCGCCCAGCGCGCCGCGAGCGCGCGCCGGGCGGCGGGAGGATCAGGCTGTGGGTTCCGCTAGGGCGAGGGCCAGCGCTTTTCGTGCCCGATGCACAACAGCCGAGATTGCTGTCGGCCTGGCCCCGGAGCCGTCGTAGGTCAGCGCGTCAATCTCGTCGGCGCATTCCTGAAGCGATAGAACCAGCGCGGCGTGACTGTTCACGGCGCGGACGATGAAGGCGGTTTGTGCCTCCTTCCCCGCGTCGTCGTTGTATGGGTATCCAACGATGGCGATCCTGTTTGGGGTGTCGCCAATCCTCGCGCCGCCTTCGCCATACTTGGCCTTCTTGTCGTGGATTTCATTCCCGTTTGCGTGATACCACGGCGTCGGTGAGTGCGTGGTCTGTTTCGTCTCGGTTGTCATGGTTTTCTCCTGCCCTCGCGGGCTCCTCCAACCTGCTCTCCGGTTGGCCGAGGCCGGGCGTCATCCCGACACCACCATCATCGGGATTTTCAGCCGCGTGTGTTGAAGTAAATCCGAGAAATCGTCGAATCGGGGCGTTTTCTAGGGAAAACCCCGGGGTCCGCGCCGATAACTGGGGGAATCACCGGCCCCCGCTGTTGACGGTTTGGGGAGAACTTGGGGAGTAGTTTTTCGATTGACGCCGGGCGGCGTGTTCTCGCTGACAATCCGCTGACAATCCGCTGACAATCCTGTCAACGGGCCACGCTACATCCGGCGTAGCGGCCCGCTACATCTCCTGTAGCGGATTTTTATGAGACAGGTTGAAAATACATAAGACAGGTTGGCCGGCGACGGCGTATATGAACAGTAGTGGGTCCGTAGCCGGCCGCTTGACGCCCAGGGCGGCGGCGCGGTATGGTGGGGGCGTGAAGAATGAGACTCCCAACCACTGACGCATAAACACCGCCAGCGCGCCCTAGTCCGGCGGGCCGTTCTTCACATACCAGCCTTCACGCTGGCGGTGTTTTTTATTGATCGGTCGCACAATGCTGAGCCGACTCGAAAAGCGGATAGCCATCAGGAACGCCGACCTCGGGCTCGGGGCGATGGCGAAACTTGCCCTGTTCGCAATCGAGGAACTGGACGGGAAGGGCGACGGGTGCTGGGCGTCGATCGGTCGAATCGCGAAGGTGATGAACGCCGACAGGGGAACGGCCAAGCGGGCGATTGCCAGACTGGCCGGTGGCGGTTTCGTCCGGGTCGATGTCGGCGGAGGCGCCCGGTCGAGGGCTGGCGGGAAGCCGACCAATCGGACGACGATCGTCATGGATCGCGTGATCGCCGCCTGTCCTGATAGGGGCGCAGCGCCCCGTTCGGATAGGGGCGCAGAGACCCTATCAGATACCCCCCAACGGGGCGCAGAGACCCGTTCCAACGGGGCGCAGGGCGCACCTGATAGGGGCGCAGCGCCCCATAAAGGACAAGGGAAGGACAAAGAGAAGGACAATCAATCCAAGAGCGCGCGCGAGGCGACCGATCCCGCGCCGGTGTTCCCCGTGGAACAGCCCACCGACGAGCAGAACGCCCGCCTCGTCTCCCTCGTCCAGCAGGTCGAAGCCGCGTGGCCCAAACTCGCCAAGCGGCGCCACGGCGCCCGCGACCTCCAGCGGCTCTTGTCCACCCGGCTGCACGACCTGGGCCTCCCCGACTGGGACGCCCCCGCCGTCGCCGCCCTCGCCTACGCCGCGAGCCCGCTGGGCCGGGGCCGGTTCAGCCAGCAACTCGGAAACTGGATTCGGGACGAGGGCTGGCTGGAAGACCCGCGATCATGGGAGGACGACGGGGAGCACGAGAAGCGGAACGGCAGGCGGAAGTCCGAGGCGGAGCGGCTGGCCGATCTTCAACGCGAACTGGCCGAAGCCGACGCCGCCGATGCGGAGTGGCTGAACCGGCGCACACAGGAGGCGACATGAACAATCACGACGTGGGCAAGGTGATCCTCACGCTGGAAGCGCTGTTCGACCGCGCCGACTGGAACATCGACAAGAAGAAACTCTGGCGGCGCAAGATCGCGGCGCTCAAGCACGATCCGGGGCAGGTGGTGTGGGCGATCGAGGAGCACCGCATGGCCTCGAAGTACCACGAACCGAACTGGCAGGCGATCAAGGGGCTGCTGTCCAACGTGCCGCTACCGGGCGAGCGGGCGCCCGACGAGAAGGCCGACCGCGACGACGAGAACCTCGCGTTCGACATGCGGCGCGCGCGGACAAAGGCGTGGATCGCACAGGCGTCGCCGGATGAACTCGCGGCGGTCACGGAGCGCGCGGCGGCTCGGCACGAGAGGCTGGGCAACCAGATTTACGCGGACCGTTTGCGCGGCAAGCCGTGGCCGTGGGGCGAGAGCGGCGGCGGGCTGCTCGGCGGATCGGTTGTCGCGGCGATCGCGGCCCAACTTGAGATCGACGGCATTTTGGCGGAGGCTGGCGGATGAGCGGCGCACCAAAGAAACCACGGCGCGGCGTCCGGTGCTGCGACTTCTGCGGGCGCGACACCGCCGCGAGGTGCGGCATCTGCGCCAAGTGCCTCGGGCGCGACCCGTACTCGTCGCCGATCGACAAGGCTGCGACGCATCAACGAATGGACACGCCGGAGGATGACTACGGCGAGGAATCAGGTCCGGACAGCGTTTACCCGGACAGCCCCGAATCACAATCCCCGGATTACTACCGATGACCATTGACATCGAAAGCCTGACCCTGGCGCTGGACAAAATCGCGGAAACACGCGCCGCCGAACTCCGCGAAATCATCAACGCAAAGGACAAGACCGCGCTTGCCTGCCGCGCCATGATGGACGACGTGTTCGATGCGGTCGGCGGGTACTTGTGCAACTACGCGACGGCGACCGACCACAAGGGCGTCGATCACGAGATCGTTGACGTCATCCAGCGGGTCCAGGAATACATGGCCGACGAATACCAGCGATCAACCGGCGTCCGGTATCGGTCGCGCGTGGAGCGGAGGTGCGATGAAACGCGGTGGCGGCTGGAGGCTGGCGGATGACCCTCAAACGACCGTTTGACACCGAACCGCCCCCAGAGGGCCAAGAACGAGGGTTGCCCGTGAGGGGCCGCAGGATCGCCCCTGCTGGCGATCTGGCCTCAGCCGACCCGGAGGGCGTCTCGGGGCTTGGATGCGATTGTGGGGGCGGGACGGCAGGCTACCGCAAGCGATACGACGGAGAATCGACATGAACCGACGAAACCGAAAACTCGACCCGATCTTCGACGCCCTGCTGATCCTCGCCGGGATCGGGCTCGTGGGCATCATCATCCTCGCGGCGGTCAGATCAGCACAGGCCGGCGGCGGCGACTTCGAGCCGCAGCAGCAGATGGCCGAACCGACGCGGCGCGCCGACGACACCGGGATCTCCGACGCCGCCTGGGCGACGCTCGGGACCATCGGCGCGGCGGGGATCGCGCTCGTGGGGACGATGATTACTGTGCGGGTTCACAACAAGAGATCGAAGACAGGAGACACCGATGGATGAGAACTTGATTATGTCATACGCGCAGCAACTCGCCGAGCATTACGACAAGCAAGAGTGCGCGGATCTGGACCACAAAGAATGCGGTGTGATCGCCGGGTTTCTGCGTCAACTACTGAACACCGAACCACCCCACGAAACCACCCCCTCGCCGTCGCTGCGGGAGGCAATGGATCGCGTCCAGTCTGCGTTCTTCGATCACACAGAGGCCAACGAGTGCGGATGTTGCTATGGCAAGTCTGCCTTTCAACTATGCTCACAATGCGCCCTTAGAAACGCCATTGACGCACTCGATCACACTATTTCCACCCCGAAGACCCCCGATCCGGGCAGCGAGCCGTTGGAGGACGCCGACGCGGAAGTGGAAGCACAGTCGCTCGCCGATGAATGGCTGATGATTTTTGACAAAGAGATCGAGTCTAGAGGGGTCGATGCAATGCTTCGCTTCCTGTGGTTCGTCACCGATAAACTCCAACGCCGCCTCGCCGTCAAAGCAGCGGAGCCGAACCAATGAAGGAACACCAGCACGGCCTGTTCTTCACTCCGACCATCGCCGACACGCCGCCGCGCAAGCACCCGACGCACCGGATGCACGACAACAGCCTCGACTCGTTCGCGCAACACGACCTCACCGGGCGGGCGCTCGAAGTGTTCAACGTCATCCGGCAGCGCGGGCCGATGACCGACCGTCAGGCGATGGCGGCGTTGGGGCGGGTCGATCCGAACTACGTCCGGCCCGCGATCACTCGGCTGATCGACGACGGCGTACTCCGCGAGTGCGGGACGCGCAAAGACGAAACCACCGGGCGGAACGTCCGGGTTGTGGAGATCAACGATGCAAACTGAAATCGTGATGGTCGAGTGCGTGCGATACGACGGTGTTGATCCCGCCGTCGTGGCGACGACCACGCGGCCACGCGGGAAACAGAACGTGTACGCGAGGAACGGGGACGTTGCGGGCGCCGCGAGAAAACTCCATGACCGACTCAAGCGGATGCCCGGCTCGCACCTGATCCAGCGGTTCATCGACGCGGTGGAGATGGGGTCGTAGTTATGAGCAAGTTCAAGATGTGCGAGCGGTGCAACGACGATGCTGCGAAGCCGGGATTCCGGTTTTGTGAAAGGTGCAAGAAAATAGTCATCCGTGAAATCAGAGAGGCGAACAAGCCGATCGACTCATCGAATGTCCGCACGTTGTCACGGCACGGAACCGAGGAAATAGGTCGGAGCGGGCGAAACTGTCACGTTGTTGGGATGCAAACAGAGCCACCGGAGTAGCGGGGTATGACCACCTACCACGTCGAAGTCGAGGACTCGTCAGGCGACCGCCGTGTCATCGGCGTGGAAGCCGACGATCCGGTCCGCGCCGCGTGGAACGTGTACCGCGACGACACGACACACCGCGAGACCGTCACCCGCGTCTGGACCGGCGCCGGGGACATCGAACCAAACGACCGCGCCGTCGCGGTCCGGGCGCCGCTCATTGCGACGCTCGCCGTCATCACCGCCATCGGGGCCGTCGTGATCGCGGCGGCGCTGGTGGTTTTTTAGGAGACACCATGACCACCCACACCATCAGGCTCATGCAGCAGCCGGGTAACCTGATCGAGAATCCTGAAGGATTCCAACCACACGCCGTCCTAATCAACCTCGCGCGGTTGCTCCCGGAATACTTCGCGGGGCGCCCGGATGACTGGTTCATGGGCGATGAGCCGACCGACGCCGAAGACGACGCGATGTGGAGAAACGTAGAAACCGTGTTGGTGTCGAATCTCGACGACGGGATTGGTGCGCGGGTCGCCGTGTTCGATGAGGAACGCTACAACCTCAACCGCAACGACCAGTCGTCAGAGAAGCAAGGGCGTACGGATCGCTCGCACCGAATGGGAGCATCATCGCTCTACCGGGCCTGTGAACACGCCATCTGCATGAGGATCTGGTGGCATGGCTGGTGGGACAACCCCAGACTCGGCACCAGCGAACGCATCGCGTCAGACAACGCGGAAATGATTAGCGCCGCCACAACCATCGCAGCCGTGTACCCCGATCTCTCGAAGGGTAGGGCGCACTTCATCAGAGAAGTCCGTGGGCACCTGCGGCTGCATCAGAGGGCTCATCCCAACAAGAACCGCGTCCTCTGCCTCACTGTCCTCGGGAAGCAGAACACACCCGGCCAGTGGCAGCCCGTCCCCGCGTCGTGGATCAGGGCCGCGATGCGCCTCGCCTCGTTCGAGTTCGGTGTCCGCGAGTTCCATTTCTGGTGCAACACGGGGGACGGCGGCGTCCTCGCCCCGGCTTACGACCTGTGGTTCGAGCAGCACTCCCCAACCCTCGTCCGCGAGTTCGTCAAGGGCCGAACGCCGGTCATAGTTCGGCTCGGTCGGGTGTTTCGGCGCCCCTAAAACTTCCCCTGCGGGCAGTCCGGCGAGCAGCCCTCATGCGCCCGCTCGATCGCCGTCTTGCCAGCAGGGCTCCACGAGCCGCCAGCGTCCACCACGGCGACGATGCAGCCACAGGTCGGCTCAGCCTCGCCCGTCCGGTCATCGCCGAGAGGGCCGCACGAGACCACGCTGACGCGCGCCAGGCGCCCCGGCTTCCCCACCGAAGCGCAGGGGCACGCCTGGCACGTCGCCAATCTCGCCTGCTGCACGCCCGCCCGCGCGAGCCCGAAGTCGCGGATCGACCGGCGGAAGCACGACGCCGCCTTGAGCGCCAGCCACGCGGACGGGCAATCCAATCGCCCCGCCCGCCACAGCCTCGCCAGTTCCCGCGATCCCAGCGACGCCAATCGCCGCACCTGCCTTCGCTCGGTGGGGTTCATCACGACGAAAACCACAGCGTCGGGCTCAGGCTCACCACCGACCCGCAGGCCGTGCAATGCGAAATCTTCTTGGGCTTCGACACCGACCCGCCGCACTTGTTCACCTGGTCGCTCTCGCCCCGCTCATACACCCGGATGTCGCAGTTCGGGCAGCGCCAGTACCACGAGAACTCATCGGGCGGGTCAACGCTTTCCCCCAGCGTCTCCTCCTCGATCGCATGGAGCGGGACGACCGGGATGTCTTTGAGTTTGTCGGGCATGGCGAACCCCTATCACGAGATGGCCTTCACGCTCGTCGCGTAGCAATCGACCACGCAGAACAGTTTCGAGGATTCCGGAGTCGTCACCCTCGCCCGAACGAACGCGGCGGTCTCCACGTCGAGGGCGGCGGTGATCGCCTGCCCACCCGACAGGTCGCCGAACGCGATGGAGCCCAGCGTGAACCACGCATTGCCGTTCGTGCTGAACTCGACCGTGACCGTGAACGCGGACGGCGATCCCTCGATGCAGGACAGGCAGACGCGGGCGGTTGATCGCTTACGCACGTCCCAGGCGGAGGACGTGAAGTTATCCTCGCCCAGGTCGAACTCGGACGACCCGTAGAACGCCCACCCGTCGCCGGTGGTGTTGTGTTGGAGCGCGTTGGTTGGGATTTCGTTCATGCCGTCACCTCTCAGAGCGAGTCGATACCGGGACCGCCGCCGCATCCTACACAACCGGCGGGCGCGATGATCGAGCCCGACGCGCCGGACGGGAGTTGGTACAGGATCTCCATGAACGCCGCGTCGATCTGAGTCTGGTACTCGTTGCCGGTGCCGGATGATCCTGACGGCGACGCGAGGCGGAGCCACGTCCCGAATCCGAAGTTGCCAGAGTTGATCGCGCTAATGGTCGCGGGGTCATCCCAAAATGACTGCGGCAGCCCCCACAGGTCGGGGCCGAAGGTGAGTTTGGTCCACGGCGTCGAGCCGTCCTGCGACGGGAACACCCCGGCGACTTGAAGAACCACAGGCTCCGGTCGCTGAGACGCCGGGATGCTCTGGAACTCGGGCGCCTTCCACAGCCTCATCCACTGCATCGTGGTGTCATTGATGGGCGATCCGTTCGGAGCCCGCATGTGCCTGATCCAGAGGTCCAGTTTGCAGCCGGTGATGGTCGCCCCTACCGGCACGTCGTTGACGAAATCAATGAGCCCGACAAACTGCCTCGTGGCAACGGCCTGCAAGGCGAGGTGCGCGTGCCCGAACGAGCCGTCCGGCGCGCCAACCGAACCAACCCGGTTCACCCACGACGCATAGTTCAGCGGCGGCATCTCCGGTTGTTCGAGTGTCGAGCCCGTGGCGGCCTCGTTCGGGATGTAGCCCTCGACGGGATCTGGGGGATCTCCACCGGGGCACCCCTGCGGGACCGGGGCGGGGTACGTTGCGGATGGAGCCCCGGCGGTCCCGCCCGGCGTGTTTTGCTGAGTCGCCGACAGCGACCACGCCCCCGAGACGCTGACCCCGGCGCAGTTGCCGATCGTCGGCGTGTGTGTCCACGACCCCGACCACGACGTATCGCTCGCCGATTGCTGTCGCACGAAGTTATTGAACGGACCGGAGTCAGACGGGAACAGGGTGTGATGAAAGAGCCGCAGGCCATTGAATATCGGCGGCGCGTTGATGATCGCGATGTCAAGGTGGTGCGTGCTGAATAGGTACGGATCGACGTTGGCCTGTCCATCCGACTGAAACGCAACAAATGCATCAGTTGGCCGGAACGGCGAGTTCGCGATGAGAAACCCAAGTCGACCGGACCCCTCCCATACCATCGGGTTCGGAGACGGCACGCCGTTGGGGTCGTGGTCCGTAACCCTGACGGCGCCTGCAAACCCGACGCCGCACACCTTGCCGGTCGAGTCCGACCCGTCCTGCATGTGGAAAAACGACGGTTCCTCCCACAGGTAGTTATCCACCCAATACAAGTCCCATTCGATCGTGACAGACAGAGCGGCGGCGCACGCGGTGGACTGGTTGATGAGGATCTCTCGCGTTTCGCTCCCGGTGAGCCTTGAGCACGGCCCAAACGCATCGCACGGAAGTTCGCCGCCCCCACCGTCACAGCAGCACGGCGCGCCGTCCTTCGTCGTCAGCGCCCTCCCGTCCCTGATAACAAGCCGCTTCCGCCCGGCGCCCTGATCCAGAAACAGGAACCGATGGTGGTCGCCCTCCGGCGCCGGGATGTCAACGCCGCCGCCAACGTCATCGCGACCGTCGCGCCCGGGGCCGTCGCCGAGATCGCCCGGGCCAACAGGACCGCCGCCGGAGTCGAACTGAGACACTGGCGGGCTCCCTTAGAGATCGGCGAACCCAACCGGGCCGCTCCCGACGCGGGCGAAACCGTGCGTCACCGCCGCCGCCGTCTCCGTCACAACGATCGGCGCCGACTTCAGGTCCATCGTGTGCGTGTTCAGGTGGAGTTCCTGCGCCGAGATGGTGAAGTCGTTCAGCGCGCCCTTCGTCGTCGCCAGGCCGGCGTACCCGTTGAACTGCGCGATCGTGCCCGAACTGTTCATATACACCGTGCCGCCGTACTGGTCGATCTTCGTGTCGATCGCGGCGTCCACGAGTTGACGAAGCACCGCAGACCCGCCGACCTCGATCGTGTTGGCTGTCCGGTAGTTATTGACCTCGCCGCCGAGCGCGAGCATGGTCGCAGTGTCGCTCGTGCCGGACCCGGCGTGCTGGCGGATCGTCACGCTCCCGGCCAGCGCCTTCGCAACGCCGGACCCGGACGCCGGGGCGATCAGCCCGTCCGCCTCGACGATCACAGTTCCGCCCGCGAACACCGGGTTCGTGATCGAGCCGCCCGACAGGTGGAACTTGCCGGCGCCGGGGAACGAGACCGTGGCGTTCGTGATCGAGCCGCTGAGTTTGACGTACTGGCCCATGCCGTAGATCCGGCAGTAGGGATCGACCGTCGCCGAGTTCGTGTGGTCAACGTCGATCAGCAGCGGCGCGGAGGCCGTCCCGATCTGGAACCGGAACCCCGGCATCACCGCGAACCCGGCCAACTCCAGCGCCGATTGGTCGAGGTTGGCGTACACGCCCGTCGCCGACCGGTGATCGAACAGCACGCTCTCGCCGTCGCTCGGCGTGGTGGTCGTCGGCGACCCCGCGTGGGTCGTCCAGTTCCCGGCCGTCGCCATGTTGCCGTCGTCGGCGGCGCCGGTCCAACGGAGTACGTCTGCTTGTGAGCCGCCCATAGCGAGCCCCTTTCATTCTTCTAAGCCGGCGGGCACTCGCCCTCGGCGAACTTCTCGGTGAGTTGAACCATAAGCGATATCCCGACGAACCGCATCACGATACACGGATCTCCAGCGACGCAGGGTACGATCTCGACGAGGCTGTCGTCAGGAACAGGCCTGTTGATCGGCTTGACACCGGTGAGCGTGATCCCGCCGCCGGATTCGGTCGTGATCGTCCGCACCCGGTAGGTGATATTGGCCGCGATGTCCGGCGATGTTGTGGACGCGAGGACCACCTGGCCCGGGTAGATTTGGGCGAACCCGCGATTGATGGATTGAGGCAGTGAGTTGATCATGGCATCGGCGGCACGAGCCCGAGCGGGTCGCCCGGTAGGAGTTGCGCGTCGCCGGGATCGTACACCGGCGCGGTGATGATTTCGGGCTCGGTCAGCGCCCCGGCCTGCGCCGCCCCCGCGACGCGGTACTCATCGAAGGGCGGGAGTTCCGGGATCGGGAGGTAAATCCCGTTCAGCGTGATGTCCTGCGGCTTCGCCGCGATGGGCGCCCTGCCGATCCAGCGGTAGTTCACCGCAACGATGTGATCGGCGTCCGATGTCGCCCGGACCCGGTTGTACGACGCCCCCTGGAACAGCCACTTATTCGACGGGGCGGTCCCGAACGTGTGGATCTTGCCGGTCTGCCCAGCGACCACCGACAGCATGTTCAAGTCCCAGTCCGCGATGTTGATCGTGACCTCGAACACCTGCTCGGGAATGATGTATTCGATCCACGTCGATTCGTACTCAAACTGGTCGCCGCCGCCGAACGGGGCGCCGATCGCCGTGAGGCGCTCGAAGACTTGCGGCTGACGGATGACCCCGATCCGTGTGAGCCCAGAATCCGACTTGTAGCCCGCCGCCTTGTTGTCCTGCGTCGGCCAGACCTCGCCGGGCCTCGCGTAGAAGCACTCCGCGAACGACTTCTGCCCATCGCCGGTCGCGCGAAACTCGCGGGACTGGCAGACGAGTTGCGGGTTCACCGGGTCTTGCGCCCCGACGCGGGGAAACGCCCCGGGATCGGTTGTCGAGTCGAGTTCGGCGATGAATGACGGCGCGTCGATCAGGAACCCGCGCACGCGGCGAGGCGCGGAGCCGTCCCCGCCGTCGAAACTGGAGTAGAGTTCGGTGACTGTGGCGAACTGGCTCATTGCTGCGGATCTCTCGTGTTGCGCGCGATCTCACGCAGGAGGTCGAGGAACTCTCGGGTCGCGTCGAGCCCGCCCGGGGATGTCCTGATCGGGCCGCCAATGTCGATGGGCGCCCGCGTGGATGTCGGCTCGGCGGGGGACTCCTGCTCCACGGCGCGAGCGCGCTCGGCGTCCCGCACCCCACGCGCGGCGAGTTGGTTGAGCCTCGACCGCTCGACCAACAGTGATTGGTATTCGTCATCCCTGGCGAGGACACGCTGGGCGCCAGCGGGGCCGCCCGTGTTGAGAGCCTTCTTCAGCCGCTCATTGATCGCGTCGTCGATCCTTCGGGCCTCAGCGAGAAACGCCTGCGTCCTCGCCTCAGAATCTACCCCGGTCAGCGCGTCATAACTCTCCCGCATCCGGTCCAGAGATTCACGGGTCTTCTCGATCTCCCGCCGCGCCTTCGGCATCGCGCTGTGCGCGTCGGCAAACTTCTTGATCCCGATCGCGGCGGCGGCCAGAAGGCCAACGACCAGAGAAATAGCACCCGCGATCCCGGTCCAGATGCCGATCGTTGACGAGATCGCACCAGAGAACTTGCGGAAGCCCTCTGTGGACTTCTCAACCTTCTTTCCGACGTTGTCGAACCCGTCGCCGATCCGCTTCGTGTCGCCCTCGACCTGCTTGGCGGTCTTCTGCGTCTCCGAGCGCAGTTTCTCAAGTTCCGGCTGGATCTTCGACGAGTCCGCGCGGAGTTCGACGTAGGCCTCGCCGACCTTCTTGCGTCCGCCCTTAGCCATCGGTCATCCCCCCACAAGAGGGTATCAGCCGATGATGTACCCGCGAACCGCCTCCTGTATGTCCCCGGCGTTCATCACGACGTACACGATCCCGGTGACGACGCCAGAAGCGATCGCGTACCCGACGAGCCCGATGAATACGCCGGTCGCCACGGTCCACATGTTCCTGCTGCGCCAGATCACCGACGCATGCTCCGCGAGTTGGTCCCTTGTCATGGTGTGTCTCCTGTTCGCGCATCGCGGGCAACGCCCCGCAGCCGCGCGTCAGGATGGTAGGGGCGTTCATCATCGTTCAGCCAATCGAGAGCGCGCCGGTCCCCTGGAAGGCGATATCCATCACCACAAGGCCCGCAGCCGGGCATGAAATCGACAGCGAGGTCCAGAACGCCGAGCCCGCGTACGTCCTGCCGGTGCTGGCCGTCAGGGTCAGGGTGCCGGTCGCGGGGATCACGATCTCGCCAACGCTGAACAGCCCGCTCGCCCCGGCCGCCGTGATCGCCCCGGAGCCCCGGAACGTCTGCGTCACCGTGTTCGGCTCGGACGGCGCTGACGACACCGACTGCCCGGTGACCGTGATGTCGCCCTCGATCGACCGCGTGGCGTCCATCGCAAACGTCGCCGACGCCGGCGGGTCCACCCCGAGCCCGCTCAGCGGCGAGGTGTCATCGACGAAGCCGTCGTACTGACCACCCCACCCGATGAGCGACGGGATGAACGACTTCACCGATGTGCCGAACGCCGTTACGTCCTTCGCGGCGCTGGCGAGGTTCAGTTGCCACGAGTTCGTGTGAAGGACGTACCCGCTCCCATACGTCACGGAACCCGCAGACCCGATCTGCGCCGCGTCGTACCGCGTGGAGATCGTCCCGGCCCACGACTTAAGGCCCGCGATCGCCTCCATCGAGTTGGTCGCGTCGAACCCCGTCGTGTCCAGTTCGTCCGCGTTGTAGTTCAGCGTGAACGTCGAGGGCTGCGAGTTGGTGCCGATCAGCAGGCCGTTCGCCGTGCCGGTCCAACTCGTCACCGATCCAGTTGCTCCAGTGATAACAGCCATTGGTCAATCCTTTGTCATCGCGTATTCGGACTCGTAAATCGAGTGGATCGTCTCTCCGTCCACAAACTGCGCCGACTCCGTGAACTCGCCCGCGCTCGCGGTCCAGCCCGTCACCGTCGGGTCAACCCTGCGGATCACCGCCCTGAGTTGGTCACCGATCGTCTTGGACACCGCCAGACCCGACCGCCGCTCGACGAACACCGAGAACTGTACCCGGACCACCTGGATGTCGTTGCCGAACCCGCTCTCATCAACGATCGAGATCGGCGTGAACACCAGGATCGGGAACACCGCCTCATTCGGCGCGAACATATTCCAGTAGCCGGTCACGATCGGCGAGGAGACATGGTTGAACCCGCCCGCACCCGTATCGGCGTCGAGCAGCGCGACGATCCCCTCGCTCAGCGCGATGTAGGCGCTCACGGCGCCCGCTCCGTGAACACGCTAGCGATCGTGTCCGCGAACTCGTCGGCGACCTGCGCGCGGGTCTGATCGAGCGAGGGACGCATGTACGGCCGCGCGGGCATCACTATTTTATGCGGCTTGGTGAACTTCGTGTGTGGCTTCGTCGCGGCGGCGCTTCCCTTCTTTACGAATACGGCTTGCCCAAAAAGAACGACATAAGGCTGTCCGCCGGGGCTGCTGATCGTCCCACCATACTCGTGAATCGCTGCGTATGGCACCGATTTATCAGGGCCAACCTTTCTTGCTCGCCTTTTTCCTGATTCGATCACGATCGACCTCGCCAGTGTTCCGGTCCGCTTTCTTGGCATCCCACCAGGAGCGTCGATGAACCCGCCAAGATCCCGTACTGCGCGGACCTGGCGGAGCGCCGTCCTGGCTCGCTTGCTAAGTTTTCTGTATCGACCAAAGGCGCCAACACTTCCGCCGTCGTATACCGATTTGGCGCGGTTGAAGTTTTTGAGCCCGGTCTTACTCGAAGGCGTGCCCGGCCTGCTCAGGTTCAACTGCGCCCGGCCCTGAATCACGATCGCGCCACGGTCCAGCCCGACCTCGATCGCCTCGTCGATCTCCTCAAGGAACTCCCGGATGGTCCACTTGTCCTCGGGCATCAGATCAGTTCCTCAAGATCTACGGCGGTGTGGTGTTCGGACCCGAGCGGGTTACGGACCTTGCGGACGCCCACCACGCGGAACGTCCGGCTGTCATACAGGATGATGTCTTTCGCCAGGATATCCGCGTCGCCGACCGCCCAGCCCCGCGCCGTGATCGTCTGCGACTCCCGCGAGTTCAGGATCGACTCCTGCGCGCTCAGTTCGTCCAACTTGAACGCGAGCCCCGTCAGGTGGTTGGCGAACGTCTGCGTCGAGCCCCCGTAGGCATCAACCGCCAGCGTGGGCCGCTGCGTCGTCACCGTGATGTTCAACATCGACGTGATCGTCACAGCGTCCACCTCACGAACGGGCCGAGCAGCATCCGGACCCGCTTGTAGCGGTCGTCGTCGGGCTTGATGGTGTACGAATAATCCCCGAGCGTCTCGCTCGACAGCGTGCCGTCCCGCTTGCCCTCGCGGTACAGGATCGCGGTCATCTCGATCAGCGCCTGCAGCAGGTCGTCGGGCTCCGAGCCGTCCGCCCAGCCGCCGGTGTACGCGATGGCGATATTCTGAAAACCGACCGGCCACGACGGGGCGGTAAACCGCCGATCAGCCGGGCCGGTCAGTGAGGAGAACCCGGTCCATCGCCCAATGCTCGATCCGAGCAACCGGATTTCTCCCGTATTCGGGTTGTGGCGGTAGGTCGTCGAGTCCTGAACCGTCTCGGTCCCGGCGTCGTCGGTGATCGTGATCGAGGTCAGCGCCGAGATCGGCGTCACGCGGACGAACACGCTCTCCGTGCCGTCCCCGTCGTGCTTCTCGGCGGCGATCGCCCCAGAGGCGAAGGCGTCGCGGTTGGTGAACCGGAGCGCGGCGTCCTCCGCGCGGTCGATCAGGTCGCCGATCAGCGTGTCGTCGTCCGACCCGGTGACGCCCATGTAGAGTTTGACCTGCGCCGCTGTGATGATCGCCATATCGCCCCCCGCATCAGTTGATGAACAGACCGAGGATCGGGACTTCCAACTGCACCGCGCCGTCGAGGATGTCAGCCGCCGTCGCCACCGTGACGTACAGGTACCTGCAGCCCTTGAGGTCGTAGCCGTCGAGCGTCGAGACGTTCGAGTAGGCCGTGTCGGTCCCGGCCACGGCGCCGGTCGCCACGACGGCGGATACCGCCTCACAGGTCAGCGTCACGCCCGCCGCGTTCGCGTCCGCGTTGTCGATCCGCAGCGGAACGCCGTTCGAGTCCGTGCCGGTCAGGCGGACGATGGGTTGTGTGTTGAACACGTCGGCCCCGGCGTCATACCCGGCGCGGATCAGGACGCGGGTGCAACCGGCGGGCACGACGACCCGGTGGGCGACGGAATCGTCGATCGCGGACGGGTACAGGTAGTCCGTGGCGCCGGACGCGGTGGTCGCGTCGTCGTACAGGACGGTCCAGTCGCCCATCGCCGAGCCGGGCGAGCCATACGACGCCTTGACGTGCGCGATGCCCGGTGAAACGTCTGCTCCGATTGCCATTAGTACGCCTCCGTGCCGTGTTCAGCCGTTCAGGAAAAACCCGCCCCCCCGGGGGAGGGGGAGGCAGGCGGAGACCCCATGATGGGGTAGTCAGATCGCAACGCTCGCCGTCGTGGCCGCAAGGCCCGCTTCGGACGAGGTGGTGGGAGACTTCTCAAGATTGCTCAGGCGAGCAATCGCCGCAACGTAGGTGCCCGTCGTGCCGTCGCCGGCGGTGAACAGCACCTTGACGAACGGGAACGGGAGTTTGCGGCAATCGACGGTGAACAGGAAGACCTTGTTGTCGTCGGTCGCCGAGGGAAGAACGGAGGTCGTGCCGTCGATCCCCGCGTCCGTGCCGAACACGGAGTTGGAGACGGCGGTGTACGTCCCGCCCGACGTGGCGGACGCGGTGAGGCTGAGGCCAGCCGCCGCGATGTCCGACGCGCCGATGACAACGGCGATTTCGAGGAAATCACCGCCCCTGGTGTCGATAGCGATGCCGGTCGCGGCTGCGTTATCGAGGATCGCCGCAGGCGCGATCGCAGGGAACCACTTGGAGTCGAGTGAAGGAAGCATGGTGCGTTCCCCTTTCTGTTAGGTGATGGACTGGAGCCCCACGATCGGCCCGACGCGCGTCGCGTTGCCGATGTCGTGGACGTTGATCGCCGTCCGCTGGAGGCCACGGAACGCGAGTTGGTCGGTGTCGAAGTACCGCTGATCCGAGAAGTCGATCTGCATCGTCCCGGCGACGGTGCCGAGCATCGCGCCCATCGACAGGTCGCCGAAGTGAGCGAAGACCGTGGTGTCGGCCTCGGCGGTCGGCATGACCTGGGTGAACACGACCGGGTAGCCCCGGAACATCCGGGCAGGACGGCCCTCGATCTCGGACATCGGCGTGCCGGACCCGCCGGTGGTTTCCAGCGGGAGCATGACCTTGAAGTAGAACGCGCGGGAGCAGTACCACTTGGCGTTGCCGTCCGCGTAGTCCGGGAGCGTGCCGCAGACCTCATCAAAGTCGCCAAGCACAAACTCAGCGAACGTGTTGCCCGACGCGGACACGAGGCCCGCCGAATCGGTCCCGCTCCCAAGATCGAAGTCCTGCAACTTCGTCGAGATGCCGTTGACGAACCGGTGCGCCGTCAGGCCGTTGCCGATGAACATCGAGGTATCCTCGGCGTTCGCCAGCGACCGACCGAACGCGCGACCGATGTAGTCGCCCCAGTTGATCACGCCGTCGTTGACGAGTTCGGACGAGACGCGAGAGAGGCGCCCCCACTTGCCCGCCGTCAGTTTGACGTTCGTGTTCGTCGGGTCGCTCTCGGTGACAGCCGCGCCCTCGCCGATCAGAGACCACGAGCCATCGGCGGTATGCACCGGGAAGTGCTGCACGTCGCGGCTCATCGTCTCGACCTGCGCGTTCGCGCGCGCGACGCCGTACTCCTCGACGTTCTCGATGATGTCCGACGAGAAGTCCTCGGGGACGAAACCGGCGCCGCCGGTGAGGTCCATCGTGCTGGACGCCTTCTGCCCGAAGTAGTCGCTGAGGATGGCGAGGTCGTTGTCGGCCTTGCCGACGAGGTACGCGTGGCCGCCAGCCTGCTCGCGGAACTTCTGCCGGAAGTAGGCGCCAGCGGCCATCGCCTTGATGCCGTCGCAGAACACCGGGCGCTTGTCGGCGGGCATCAGGTGCTTCCGCTGGACGCGCTGGTTGTACGCGGCCACGGCGCCCTTGAACGTCCCGCCAGAACCGCTGACGCGGGTGACGCGGGAGCCGGTGTCGCCGTCGCGGACGCCGGACGCCTTGCCGCGACGGCCCCGGGCGAGCCCAGCCTTGTACGCCTTCGCAACCTCGTCGTCTTCCTCGTCCTCATCCTCCATCTTCGCCTCGCCGTCCATCGCGGGCTCATCGGCGCCCTCGGGCGCGATGACCTGCACGTCCTCGCCGGCGTCGGCGGTGATCGTGACGGTCTTGCGGAACACCTTGTCGAGGTCGATTGACTTGCCGGTCGCATCGACGAGGTCGAAGCCGTCGTCAGAATCGACGAACGCCTTGACGCTTTCGAGCGACCCATCGCCATCGTAGCCGCGCCCCTTCAGGAGCGCGAGCAGGCGGGCCTTTGTGATTTTCATAGTTGTGCCCTGTAAGGGGGGTGCAGAGAAACCTTGCGGCTGCTCGTCACGGCCTCCCTTACTCCCTGCTCCTGGCGTTTCCCCTCGCGGGATCGGCGGGCAGGCGGGCGGGTCAGTCTGAGAGTCGGACCATCATTGGGCGGGGCAACGCGCCCCGCTCACGCCAGAATCGTACCTCGGGGCCGGTGGGTGTCAAGCGTTGGGGTGTTCCACGTGGAACACTCACACCACCACCAGCACCCGGCGACGATCCGGCAACCCCATCATCCGGGCCGACTTGCGGCTGATCTTGCCCTTCCGTAGCGCGTTATCCAGCCCGCCCAACACCCGGTCGTCCGGGGACGCCTTGTGGACGCTCTGGATCATCGCCGATGCATTGCAGGGGAACCCGGTGATCGACAGTTCCAGCCACTTCCACGACGGCACGATCGAGCGGTGCGGCCCGTAGGTCTTCGTCTCCTCGTCCGTCGGCCTGCGGCTCTCGGTCGCCAGGAACCCGATCGACGTGCCACGGATCACGCCCTCGCTCATCATCGTGAACACGTCGGACGCGAACGGGGTCTTCGAGATGTACCCCGAGACCGTCCACGCCTTCGACCCGTCGTGCCGGATCATCTTCGGCTTGTTCACCATCGTCCCAATCGGCTGTGTGTAGTCGTGGTTGTAGAACAGCGTCTTGTTCGCCTGGAAGTACGCCACGTCGGCGCCCTCGGGGACCACGACCTCGTCGTCGAGGTCCACGGCGGCGGTGTTGGCGATCGCACGGAACGTCCGCGCGTCCTCGTTGACGCGGAGTTCCTCTGCCGGTCCGGCCTTCACGCCGACCTTCGCGTCGGCGCCCAAGTCGTGGTGTTCCCTGATCTTGTCGAGAATGGTTGCCATCGTCATACCCTCGCTTTCGTCCTGATCTCCCGCTTCCGTGCCTCGCGCATCACCGCGCGAACCGACCGCATCGCCTCGATGTACCCGCGACGGTCGCCCTCGAGGACCGCACGCGACACGTCCTCCATCAGCCGTTCAAGCCTCGCGGCGTCGATCCCGGGCTTCCGCGTGGCGAGGCTCACGACTGCACCTCCGTCTCCCCGATCCCGCGAAGCACCGCGACCGTCGTGCACTTGCACCCCGGGTGCAGCGGCTCGCTCGTGATGTCCGCATAGTTCAGGCTCAGCCGACCACCGAACACCCCGCCCAGCGTCTCACCCATCTTGGCGAACGCCCCGTCAAGTGGCACGACCGGGTTGTCACGCTGGATCGCCCGGCAGAACTCGCAGGCGCCCGGCGACAGCACCCAGCGCTTCCCGCTCACCTGACCCGTCGATGCCCACTGCGCCGTCCGGCCCTCACCGTACGCGCGGGCGGTCTCGGAGCGGGCGATCATCGTGGCCCTCGCCTCGTTGATCTCTTTCCCGCTCTGCACGATGGAATCGGCGATCTGGCGGACGTTTAGCGACCGCGCGAACCCCTCTCGGATCAGGGCCGACACCCGCTTCTCGGTGGTCGAGTTCACCAGCGCCGACGCCCGCGACAGCCTGACCGTGTATTCGTCGAGGAACGCCCGGACCTCCGGGCTCTCCACGTCGAACGAGATGCCCACGCTCTCATCATCGCGGCCCTCGGACCGGAACAGGTCGATCAGCGCCGTGGCCCCGTCGTCCCCGCCACGCCTGAACACGCCCTCGGTGTGCCGGCGCAGGATATCGGTCAAGGCCTCGGACCACGGATCGCCCGGCCCGGCCTTCGACGCGATCGACTTCTGGACCGGCACGCTGTTGAGGCTGAACCCGTCCTCATCGAACGAGCCCTTCCGCACCGCCTGCGCGATCGCGTTGGTCTGCTTGCGGAAGAACCCCTCAAGGGCGCCCTGGAACTTCTCATCGGCGTCGGTCCCCACCGCGTCGTCGGGCGTCAACTCGGCCTTCGTCCAGAGCGTGATCTGGTCGGTGTCGCCGTGGGTGTGGGCCTTCTCGCCGTCGTCGGGTTCGTCGTCCGCCTCTTCGACCGTATCGTTGGTTCCCTGCTCATCAGGGGCAATCTGGGGCTCAGGTTCCGGCTTCGGCTCTGGGATCATCGCCATCGCCTCGGCCAGCGAGTACCCGGTCTGGTCCTCGATCAGCCGGGCGGCGCCCTCGCGCGTCAGTTGCCCCTCCGCGACCATCTGCAACAGCGAGGCGATCGTCCGCAACTGGTCCGGGCTCGCCTTCGGGTCTGCCCCGCCATCGCCATCAGAAACCGCCTTCACGCCGCTCAGGCCGAAGATCGACGGCTGCTGCGCCCCCACCTCATCCAACGGAATCCCGTTGAACCTCGGCACATCACCGAAGTCATCCTCCAGCGGGTCGAGCCCTTCGTCGGTCCGCGCCTCGTTGATCGTGATGATGCCCGCGCCCACATACGCGACGTTCCGCTCACGCTTCGACAACTCGTCTTCGGGCACCGGGTTATCGGGGGCCAGCCACATGTCCCCAGCCTGAACACCGAACAGCGGCAGGAGTTCCGAGTTCAGCGTCTTGCACCGCCGCTGCGTCCGGGGCAGCACCGCGTCCCGGGCGTGCTGCGTCTGCCCCGCGTCCGCGTTCGCCCGGTTCACATCGTCCGAGGTCGCCATCGACTTCGGGACGCCAGCAATCATCAGGATCGTGTCCCGCAGGTTATCCAGCCCCTGAACGTACTCCATCTCTTTCGGCGTGAACTGCATCGGCTCGAACTTCGCGCCCTCGCCGCCGAGGATTAGCACCTGCCCGTTCCTGCCGACGCCCTGGTGCCGCCGGATCGAGCCCTCGATCACCTTCCGCTGGTCCGTCGTCAGGTTCGTCTCGGTCGTGAACACGCCGAGCGGGCGGGCCTCGTTATCAAACCGAGCCAGTTCGTCCTGCCGCGCCGCCGCGTAGGTGTCCGCCTCGATCGCCACCATCCGCGTCCACGAGATGCCGTAGTACGGCTCCAGATGGCTCATCCGGTGCTTGAAGTGGATCACCTCCTCGCGGTCGAAGAACTCCTCGTTCGCCCCCGTCGAGCCGTAGAAGTACCCCACCACGAACCCGTCGTCAGACGGCTGGATCTTCGTCCACTGCGAGAGCATCGGATACAGCGCGGCGGGCCAGCCGGTTTTGTTGTCCAGCACGATGTTCGCGTAGCCGTTGCCGGTAATCTCGGTCAGGAACTCCACCAACTCCTGAACCTCGCCGCCGTCGTCGAAGCGGTTGCCGTACTCCAGCAGGTCGAGAATCGGGTGGTCGGTGATCTCCTCAATCTCATCGGCGGATTCGGCGTACTGCACGGCCTTCATTCCCGGGCCGAGCCTGCCCCGCCGCGTCAGCCAATCGGCCTGCCGCTTCTTGACGGGCCGCGCGTCCCATTCGTACACCGCCTCCCGGACCTCGGCGGGCATCGCTTTGACCGTGGATTCCGACGCCTTCGGGCGATACAGCCTCAGCGGCACGTTCACCGTCGCCCCGGCGTTCACCGACGCGGCGTAGTAGATCCACCCGGTCGTCCTCGCCACCATCGCGGCGTGGTCCGGGTGCCGTAGCCCCCGGTATCGCTGGGCGTCGCCCGGCTTGACCGTGGAGTCGATCCAGGGCTGGGCGGACGAGCCGAGACGCTTCGTTGTGTTTTCGATCATCATCAGAACCCCCAGTCAGGGTCTTTCCGGTTGTCCGCGAACACCTGTGCCACGGACCGACCATCCTCAGCGGGTTCCTCAGGACCGCCAACCACCTCCGCGTACGCGCGGACGCCAGCGTCAAGATACTCAACACCATAGCGTAGTGCGTCCATCGCGTGATTGTTCTGGTCAACAGGCTTGTCTTTCGTCGAGCCGTCCTGCCGCTTCGACCACTCGTAGGTGTCCAACTCGTTGAACACCTCAACGCAGCCGGGGTCGAACGTCAGGCGAGCCCGGCCATCGCCGGCGGGCCCCATCCTCGCCCGGACCTTGTGGCAGCCGTTGACGATCGAGTCCGGCCCCTTCTTCGACGCCACCGCGTTCAGGCCGTCGCCCCGGATCGCCGCGATCAGTGATGCCGCCGCCGAGTCGCAGGCCACCGCCTCCGTGTCGTCGGTCCAGAACTCCCGCACCGCCGCCACCTTCTCGGCCTCGACCATGCCGGTTCGGTAGATCAGCCTCGATGCATGCGCACGCCCGTCCGGGTCGATCTCCAGCCGGATCAGGACGAACGGGTCGGTGTACCCGTCATCGCAGCACAGCACCGATTTCTTCCACGGACCAGCGAGGGCCGCCACGTTCGCCTCGCGCGAGAAGTTGTCATAGACCAGACCGTCGCTCTGCACCCAGCGCCCGAGCAGCAGGCGCTCGCGGAGAGCCCCCTGGAGGTTGTTCAACTTAGCAAGGTAGGCGTCAGTCACGGACGGGTTGTCCGTGTGGCGGCTCAGTATCCGCGTCATCCTCTGCGTCGATGCCCGCTCGTTCAGCCAGTGCGTCGGGCCTGCTGGGTTGCAGTCCGCGACGATCTGCTGGTAGGGCATCACCCCGTTGCGCAGCCGCGTCGTCAGTTTGTCGAAGGCGTCCTCCTGCACCTCGGTCGCCTCGAACACGCCGATGATGTCGTACTCGGTGGACATCAGGCGATCGGGGCGGTCGAGGCCGCCCGTCACCAGTTCGGAGTTGTTGTGGTACAGGTACGAGTCCCGGTGCCCACGGCTCGCGCCGCGCTTGAGGTAGTGCCCCACCGGCAACACCTTGTCCTCGAACGTCACAAGGACAGAGTGCGTCATCGACACGCGGGTCGCCCGGACGATCAGCGCCTTCGCGCCGTCGTACTTGCACAGCGCGAGGTGGATCTTTTCGAGCAGCGCCCGCGACTTGCCGGTGCCCGCCGGGCCTTCGAGCAGGACTTCCTCATCGCGGCATCCGAACAGTTCATCGGCCCCGCCCATCGGCTCGTATGGTGCGTTGTCGAGGGTGATCTCGCTGTCGTCCTCGATCCACTGCATCAGACCTTATCGGCCGCGCCCTGCGCGATCGCCTTGAACGCCTCAACCAGACCGCCCTCGACGTTGACTTCCTGCGAAGCCTTGCCGCATGCGCGGTCGAGAAACTCGCGGACCGCCCACGGCTCGCCCTCGATTGCGTTCGTGAGAAGAACGCGGACAACCGCCACAAGGTCATCGTCCGTGATCGTTTCACGGAGCAGCCGCGCAAAGTGCTTGGTCTTGGTCTGCCTCGGCTTGCTCGATAGGTTGTGACCCGGCGCAAACCTGCCGCCTTTCGCTCTTCCGTTAGTATCCATTAGCAACCGACGCCTTTCTCGTCACTGGTTTGTGCGTGCTAGCGTAGATGTTGATGCCCAATCGGCTCTCCCGGCCCCCATTGACGGGGGGTTGACAGCCTCGCTACATTGCTACTCGCGGAGTGATACGACGGAACCCGATTCTTGTTCCGCTCCTCCTCATCGTACACCACCAGATCGGGCTCGGAAGTTCCTTGTCTCCCGGTGCGTTTCCTCGACCGGCGGGACGGTATAGGTGTATTCGATGGTCAGCGACGCGGCGGTCAGGCTCGGCATCACGTCTTTGTCGCTCTTATCGACGACGATGACGAACGATGGATCGGTCGCCGACGTGTTTCGCATGATGACAGCGAGGTTCGATCCCGAGTACCAACCGGCGCGGTCCACGACCTCCTGAACGGCGTTGGTGATGTCGGCTTGATGAACGCCGGTTGTGACCGCCGCCGCTGTCGCCGCGGTCGTGACGGTGCGGTTCGCCGGCGTGTCGGACGTAGCGAACTCGGCGCTCGTGTCGGCGTCCTCACAGTGGATCACGCCCGCTGGCGTTGAACCGATGGTGAGGTTCTCATACTCGAACGTGGCCGATTCGATCGTGGCGCCCTGCGGGATGTTGACCGCGACGAACCGGAACCCCGCAGACGATTCGAGCCCGCCGGAGAGCCCGAACGCGGCTGAGTTCTCGTTCCAGGTGTTCCCACCCGCGCCCGAGCCGGTGCCGTCGTTGGAGTTCTGATGGATTTCGAGGGTCTGCGACTGGGCGCTGTCCGCGACGGCGAGCATGAGGCCGATCGCATCGCTGGTGATGACGTTGTAGCCGAGCGGGGTGCGGTGGGAATCCCATTCGACGCCGACGCCGCCGGCGTACAGGCCCTCGTCCTTCATTTCCTGCTGCGACTTGATGGCGGCGGGGTCGATGAATGTGCATCGGGCGCGGGCGGCGGCGATGGCGTAGAGGCTGGATCGATAGCCGTAGTCGGGGTCGTTGTCCTGTCCGAGCCCGTCTGCGGCGTGGTAGCCCTCCAGCCAGATGTTGAGTTTGGCGAGGTCGAACCCGCACTCAACCCAGACGGCCTCGAAGTGGTCGACGATCGCCTTGATGTTCGTCTCGAACGTGAACCGGTACGCCTCCTGCGCGACGGACGTTCCGCCCTGATCGGCCCACTCGTTGCCGCCGAGCGCGATGCGGAGGACGGCGTTCGGGGTGATGGATTCGCTGCCGCTATGAAGTATCCCTGTGTCTTTGAGCCGTTGCTTGAGGAAGGTGTCGTTGGCGGCGGTGGTCACGACCAGTTCATCCTTGCAGTCTTGGGCGGTGCCGCCGCCGAGGTTCCAGAGCGGGGAGACGTGGAGACCGGCGGTCACGTCGTCGAATCGCTGATACCACTCGCCCCAGGCGGCGATGCCGTTGTTGCTGGAGCCGGTGGTGAGGACAGAGACGGCGTAGGACTGGGTGTCCCAAACGGCGGTCCCGGCGGTCATTTCCAGGGCCTTGACGAAGTGGATGTCGTCGTCGGCGTCGATCGCGTAGGCGTCGCCCACGTCGAGGTTCTGCGAGGACACGCCGTCGTTCTCGAAGACCTTGAACTGGAGGACCGAGCCGGTCTGGGCGGTGTCGCCGTAGTAGCGGACCCACCACGAAACATCATGGGCGGCGAGGTCGTAGTCGTCGATCATCTGCCCGCCCGCGTGGTTGCGGGGCAGGCCCTTGAACCCGACGTGCTGCGAGGACGCGATCGCCTGATCGGGCATGTAGATGTTGCCCGCGTTGGTGTTCACGCTGCGGGTGTACGGGTCGTAGTTCGTGCCAGTGAGGTTGATCGTGATGGGTGATGAGACGGTTCGGTCGGAGAAGATGGTCTGGCACTGTCCGCCGTTGCCGCAGTGGGGTCCGTGCATCCAGTAGGCGATGCCGTGGTCGTTTTGGGCGGTGATGGCGATGGCGGCTCGGGTGCCGTGGTAGAGGGCCGAGCCGCCCGCGTTCGTCTCGTTGGAGTCGCCGATCGAGAAGACGGTGAGCGTGCCGGTGTCGCGTGCGTAGGCGAGTGAGGCGCCGACGATGCCTGGGCGGTAGTGGCCGACGGCCATCAGCGGCTCCTCCAGGATCGCTCGCGTGATCGGAAGCCGCCCGCGAAGTCGTTGGACACGCCGTCGTCGAGGTTCTCGATGGTGAGGTAGTTGGGGCCGCCCGCGCGCTCGCCGGTCGCGTACACGGTCAGGTAGCGGAGCGAGCCGGGGTCGCTCGACCCGACGCGGGTTGACGAATCAACGAGGACGGTCCTGTCCGCGTCCGAGTAGAACTGGGCAACGACGGTTTGGGTCGCCGCTGTCCGGGTGACGGTGACGTAGTATTTCACGTCGATCGTGAACGAGACACCGGTGGGCATGTCGCCCACGGACGGCATATGGTCGGCGCTGATCTTGTACTTGTTGGGCGGCGAGGCTTTCGAGCCGGTTGAACTGAAGTCGGTGTGGAAGACCAGCACCCCGGCGTCGGCGGCGTTGAGGTCGGTCCACGAGCCGAGGGAGTTGGTGAGCGCGACCATGACGGCGAGTTCGTTCTTGGAGGTCGATACCACCTCATCGCGCAGTGTGAACTCGAACTTGAGGACCGCATCGCCCCAGAACCCGGCGCCGTAGTCCTTGTAGAACCAGATATTCTCGGCGGACGGCTGGTTGTCCACGGTGACGGCGGTTGTCGTGATGACCACGCCGCCCGGCTCGTTGGCGCCGCCGAACTTCCATTCCGGCTTCGTGAAGTCAACTGTGGCAGGCATAAACGAGCCGGACGCCCTTCGGCGGCTGGCCCGGTGTGTGGCAGTCTAGTCTGGATCGGCGATCCAGTCGGGGTCGGGGACGATCCAGAAGCCGGGCGGTATGGTGGTCCAGCGGTTCACCCACTGGCCCTCGGCGTTGCGGACGCCGACGCGGGCTCGGACCTCATGCGTCAGCACCATCGTCTCCCCCGGCCTTGCGACGATCAGACTTTGCTCGGCGCACCCGGTCAGCGAGGCGGTCGTTGAAATCGTCGCCAAGAGGGCGAGAGAACTCCACGTCCTGCTCCGGTGGCGGCGTCGATCGCAGCGTCTTGAAGATGCCGAGAACGATGCGAGAGATGAGGTCGGCGAGCCAGCCCACACGTCAGCCGCCCTTCGCGGCCTTCGCGGCGGCGCCGGACCGTTCGGAGGTCACGTCGTCGTCACGGCTGAAGAAGCCGATGCCGAGCATCCCGCCGAGAACGCCGACGACCTCGCCCCAGTCCTTCACGTCGGCGATGGACAGGTCGAACTGGCCCGCGAGGTAGATGAGGATGCCGAGAATCGCCGCCGTTGTGGTTTTCCATGATTTCATTGCTTCGCTCCGTTGACGGCCTTGAGGCCGCCGAGGTCTGCCTGGATGGTGGTCATCTGCTCGATCAGGCGATCCAGTTTCGCGTTGATCTCGGTCCTCGTGGCCCGCGCGTCAGATTCTACGCGGACGATCGCCGCCGTGTTGACGCTGATTTCCTGGTCGTGGAGTTTGTCGTTGGAGTAGCCGACGATGAGCGAGGTTCCGGCCGCGACGGCGGCGAACCCGGCACCGGCGACGACGATCGAGGTCACGACCCCGAAGATCCACTTTTCCGCCGCCGTGAAGCGGATTCTCGTCTCGCCGTTCCTGGCGACCGTGGTGCTGCACATGGAGCCAAGCCCTCACCCCCGGACAACCGGACAGAATCGGCCCTGCCGCTTCCGTGCGGCGCCGACGCCGGTAGGGTAGCACAGGCGTATCGGGATGCACAACCGATGCCGGGCGGTCAGGACTGCTCGGCGATGACCTTGAGGGCGAGGTCGAGGGCGGTGATGTAGCCCCCATGAAAACTAATCAGCGTTGGGGCGTCGGCGAACAGAAGACCCTCGATCACACTCTCGGCCCTGTCCCTCTCCGCGTACAGGTCCGCGACCGTCCGAACCTCGCGCGGCGGGTTGATCGAGCCGTGCCCGATGCCCCCGGTGGGGGTGGGGGTGTCAGTCATTGGGAATCCTCCACCGCCGCGAGCAGGGCGAGGCACTTGGTGCGGAGTGGGGCGGTGAACACGCTGGCGATCGTCTTGCTCAAGGCTCCAGTGTCGTCAATCAATCCGATTGAATCGCACACGCGAAGCCACAGATCAGCCTGCTGCTTCGGCGTCAACGCCTCCACCGCCAGCATGAAGTCGTCGTGGGACTCAACGAAGTCGAGACAGCCCGGTCCGCCCTGACAAATACTTTCTACAACTATTTTCCCCTCCCCATCTACCCAGTATTCCCCGCCGCATGAGCCACACTTTTTCCCTGTCCACCCCATCACCTTCGTTGCGATGTCGTGATTGAGTTGCTCGTTGGTGGGTTCAGTCATCGGGTGTCTCCTTCACCAATGATTGGATCGCCTCGCAGTGTCCGGCGAATGCCGTCGCTCTCTGGCGGGGCGGCGTTCCGCGCGTCGTTGATCACACGCAGCAAGCCGCGCAGCGCGGTTTCGTATCGGGCATTGCCGAAAACGATGTCGCGCTTCGCCTTGTCCGCCGCGTCGAGGATTGATTTCGGGACGTTACTCATCGTGGTGTCTCCTTCGTGTCTTCATCATCTTGCCATTCGTATAAGCCGTAGCGAAGTACCGTGACATCTGATTCGGGACACACACAGTCCCACCCGTCCAGAACACCGGGGCGTTTGATATTCGGGTCTCGAAGCAAAGCGTCGGGCTCCCACGGCCAGTCGTGGGGCAGCCCATCTGCTCCGCTCTGGCATGTGTTTCCATCCGTATCATCGAAGTCTGATTCTGGTGGGTCGTGGCGCCCCCACTTGACCCCTACTCCCATGAGCCCATTGAACACGACGGTTCCCTCGCGTCCATCCGGCAACCTGACAATGGTTCCAAGTTTTGATATTGATGCGCCCATGGTGTCTCCTATCAGTTGGTATCAATCCTGCTTGTGATTGATAGATTCGGGTGTGTCGGGGCCGTCGAGGTGGGCGAGGATGTTTTTCCAATCATCTGGATCAATCTCTATCCAACTCAGTGGATCATCGCTATCGTGGATCACTTCAATACGTTCCGCCAACTCCCTCCCCGCCGCGACGTGGGCTTCGAGGGTGGCGAGGCGGGCCTTGAGTTTGTTGTTCTCTATCGCAAGGGCGGTGCTTCCGGTAGCAACTGGCGTCCCCCTGATTGGCATTCCGTCGACTCGACCGATTGTGGTTCCGGCCTTCACGTGCCCGAGGGTCAGTTTCCCGATGTCTCTCATTGGATCTTCGTTGCTCATCACATTTCTCCGATCAGGATGGCGAGGTCGGACGTATCGACCACGCCGTCGTTGTTGAGGTCGCACACCGGGTTGTTTGTTCCCATCGCAATAATCATTATCGTTGCGTCGGCGGTGTCGATCGCGCCGTCGCCGTTGAGGTCGTAGAGCGGGTTGTAGATCGGGGCGGCGGCGATCGTTGTGCGCGTCAGGTGGGCTTGCCAGCCGGTCGAGCCCATCGTCGCGGTGTGCGACCAGAACACGCCGGGCGATGTCGGGTCGGCGTCGATCGAGTAGAACGCGCCCCAATCGGCGGGGACCGGGGCAGATGACGTTGCGAGGACAACGGGCGGGCGGAACTCGCCGGTGGGGTCGCCGGGGAACCGGACGGCGCGGATGACCGCGTGCCCGGTGCTGCTGCAAACGATGACCGCGTTCCCGCCGGCGTCGGCGGCGATGGCCGGGGTGTAGGTGTTGGCCCCGGTGTCGATGGAGCCGTGCTGCTCGAGGGCGACGGCCTGCCCGCTGTTGGGCCAGCCGTTGAGGTTGATTTCGTACCAGCGGACCACGGCGCGGTTGTCGTTGGTGATGGTGTGGGTGAGCCAGAGGGATTCCCCGACGATGCAGGAGGCTTGGAAGTCGCGCGTGCCGAAGCCCGCCGGCGGGTCGCTCTGCCACGGGATGTCGCAGACCGTGTGCGACCACGGCCATGATTGCGAGTCGTGCCGCCCGTTGATGCGGACGCGGCTGATCGAGCCGGAGTCGGCGGCGGTGAGGATCATTCGACCGTCGCCAGCCCCGCTCGCGGCGTTGGCGGCGAACCTGCGAGCCTCGTCCGATGCCTGCCCCACGCCGGGGTAGGCGGCGGGGTTGAACATGGTGTCGTTGGTGTACCAGAGGGCCCACGAACCGGCGCCGGTCGAGTAGTCGAAACTGACGTAGAGCCCGTCGCCGCTGACACCGATCGAGATGTAGTCGGTGGCGGTGTTGGGCATGTTGACGCGATCGCGGCGGACGAACCAGGAGTCATCGACGCCCCCAGCATCAGAGACGGCGAGCGCGACGTACTCGTCTGCGCCGTCACGCCAGAGGGCGGCGACGTAGTAACGGTCGGTGGTGGCGTTGTAGATCGCGCGGGCGTAGCGGGCGTCCTGCGGGGCGATCACCCACGGCCAGAGCGCGTCGAACGCGAGCCCGCCCATCCGCTGCCCGGTGGCCTTGCTGAACCAACCGAGTTCGCCGGCGACGGTGGCGACGACGTGGGCTGGACCCACCGCGAGGTCGGGCGACGGCATCGCCGCGCCATTGTCGGCGAACGAGGCCCACGTCGCGTCGGTCGCGGTCTGCGCGAGCGCCGTTGGGCTGAACACCGCCGGGACCAGCAGGAATCGCCAGAGTTTGGTCAGCAGCATGGTTCTTTCCTTGTGAGTGGGAGTCGGTCGGGGTCCGCGTCGGGATACCGCGCCATGATAACCTTGTGGTCAGTCCAGCAGCACGCCGCACCCGCTGACGGGCTTCGCGCGTTCGGGGATCACGGAAACGGACGACCACCGCCCGTTTTTCAGGCTGACGACGCGGAGTTCGCAGGGGCCGTACTTTTTCCACAGGTTCTTTTTCATGCGGAATACGGCGGTTTCGGCGCCTTTGACATCGACGAAGTATGCGCACGTCGGCTCGACCACGAAGAAGTCCGGCTGGTAGATCGTGTCCGCGCCGAGCCTCAGCCTCGGCTGCGGCATCCACCACGCGACTTCGCCGTTGGCGGTGAGCAGGTCCAGCATCTCGGCGTACTGCGCCTCGGCCTTCGACGCGAACGTGATGCCGCGATACTCGGTGCGGACGTTGCGGTACTTGTTGTGCTTCTTTTTCATAGCCCCTTCTTCGCTGCGGCGAGGGCGTCGATATAGACTTGGGTGATTCGCTTCTGCTCCGCGAGTTCCGCTTCAAGTTCTTTGACGTGGCCTGCGGCTTGTGTGATAGCGATCCTAAGATGAATCGTGTCAATGCCGGACGTTCTTTCGATGTGCAGCAGGGTCTCCGGCACCCATCGCCGCAGCGTTTCCAGGATTGTCATTGGTCTGTCTTCAAGCATGGTGTCTCCTTCGTGTCGGGGCCGTCGAGGTGGGCGAGGATGTTTTTCCAATCATCTGGATCAATCTCTATCCAACTCAGTGGATCATCGCTATCGTGGATCACTTCAATACGTTCCGCCAACTCCCTCCCCGCCGC